AATTTACGCCACGCCTGTTCAGAAATTTGCTCTGCTTCGTCTATAAATGCAAGTAGTATTCTTGATTTAGACTTAATAGAATCTAATGATTTTCTAAGACCTACAAAGACATAATGAATATTACCATCTCTTGATCTTATATATCTTTCACCACATTCATAATATTTATCTAAAAATGGTACAGATTTAATTGCTTGTTTAATCTCTTCAAAAGATGAATCATCTAGTGAGTTCTGGAACTCTCGTCCACAAAGTATCTGTCCACTCCTACCAGAGTTACCCCATTGATAACCTCTAATTGCTGTCATCAAAGCAAAGGTTCTAGTCTTTCCTGATCCTCTACCACCATAAGCACCTCTGTATCTTGCATTGCCTTCAAATACAGGAACTAACTTATCTGGTATTTGTACTTGTCCTTTATTCACCATCAGGTCTAACACCAACTAATTCTATTACTGTTGGTTTCATAGATCCATCGCTTGAACTGATGTCTGTTTCTATCCTATCAGAGTAACCATGTTTAGTTAGCATCATCTTTGTAGTAGAAGCATTAAATTCGTTTGATAGACCGCCATTTATGAGTCCTCTTGCCTGTTTTGTTAATACCTTCTTATAGATGTCGGAAAACTCATCATATTTATCCTTCCAATCGTAAACTGTATCTCTATGAATATCTAGCGTATCTGCTAATCCTTCAACGCTTGGTACGAAGTCTCCATGCTTCCTAAAGTTCTTTAAATAGTCTTTCGCTATATCTAATAATTCTTCACTATATTTTGTTGGTCTTGCCATTAGTGTATTCCTCCATGAGGTCGAAGGTTGATAAACTCATCGTCTATCTCTTCTCTCGTTGTTAATACAACATTATGAGCATCAATAACATCTATCATTGGATCACTACTCATGATCATCAATGCAGTTAGATATAGTTCAAATAAATCTACTGAATCATATTCACTTAGTCTTAATTCATGTGCTATATCATCTATGTCCATTCTGCTCTCGCTTGTAACCCATTGATTCAAAATATAAATCTTCAGGTCTAGGGAGCATAATACCAAATTCTATGGCAAACATGTCAATATCAATTAAATAGTCTTTCATTTCTTCTACCTTTAACTCAGTAGTAGATCGTAATGCTTGAATACTTTTGTCTTTAGTTTTAACTGTTCTGTATCCTAAAAACTTATCTCTCATGATGTCATGCATTGCATCTTTTGTATATCCTGTTTCACTTGACAAAATACCAATCCACTTCCAATACAATTTATTTTGTTTCTCTGATCTGGTCATCTTATCTTCCTTAATAGTAATTACTGCTTTATCTGCTTTAGGATGTTCTTTGTAAAATGACTTCACCATGTGTTGAAAGATTTCTGTTTTAGGTTTATCTTTCTGGATTACTCTTCTCATTTAATATGCCTCACAAGATTCTGAACATCCGCTATCCATTTCATCATCAAAACTAAATGACATTTGTTTAGCATCAGTTGCATTATAAAAATCAATTAAGTTTTTTGTGCTTCTATATTCTCTAAAAAACACTCTTGGTTTATCTGAGTCTTTACCTGCTATTACATTTTTGCCAACATGTCCATATGTTTTTTCCATTCTTTTTGGACAGTCAAAGATCGTAATATCATCTTTAATTAATTGAAATAATTTCTTATTAGATTTTTTATAACACCATTTGCAATTACCTTGATAATCTAATAACTGTAAATCAAACTCTTGATCACTCCACCAGTCTAATACCATTCTTTTGTCAGCAGGAAAGAAATCTACAAGAGGATAAATAATATTCTGTGAATTAGGTGTTCTATTAATTCTATCTGGTTCATCTAATCTAATACCAATAGCAGTTTCATATTCACCCGTTTTCCAACCCAACGATTTAATGTAGTTGTGTATTGGATTGATTTTTAATTCTCTTGTGCAATGTGGATAATTAACATTTGGTATTCCATATTTACTTATAACTTCTTCAAATGGTTTTCCATCTCTACTTGCTGTTTCATAATTTACAACTTTAAAAGTAGATCCAGTTCTTTCTCCTTGATGTACAACAGACTCTAACCAAACAGTATTAAAATTAAATTTGGTATCACATTGATTTACAAAATCAAGAGTAGCATTATCTTCTTGTCCTGTGTTAGCAAAACAAACAATAATGTTGTATTTATCTTGATAATTATCTAATAATTTTTTAGTCATATATGCTGATGTTCTACCACCACTCATACTAACTAATAAATTTGTTTTCATAGTTTTTGAAAGTAATGTACGAATCTGGAACATACATTAGTTATCTCTACTTCTTTTGCATAACCATCATCACATAGTTCATGAGACAATCTTCTGATCACTTCACAATTAGTATCAATTCCATCTATCTTTAATAACTTTTGCATCTGATCAGTCGATAGTGGTGCATCAACTCTAAGCATGTTTAATATTTTATCTTTCATATGTTTCATCCATCCTTTTTAAATGACTTTCATAACAGTAATAATAATCAACGCCATACTTGTTAGGTCTCTTTAGTTTTAAATGATCCGCTTTTGTCTGCCAACCACATATCTCGTAATTAGGAAACGAACCACGAACAAACAAATAACAATCTATGTCTGCATTGTTTTTACGCTCATTATCTCTAGTACTCCACATCGTTTCAAAGTATGTACTATTCTCATCCCATTTAGCAGTCTTGACATCTACCTTGATTCCCGTACTGGTAATTAAATCTGCTGATGGATAATCTTTAGGATCTAACTCAGTATCTGTATCTGGATATGCATTAAAGTATTTACATGCAACTAACTCACCTGCAACACCCTCTAAACTTATATCCCAATCTGTACGATCTGACTGCTTCTGGTTTGTTACCCCTCTGCGTTTATTATTATCTTGTCTACCCTGAGCAATTAGTTTTGCTAACTGTTGCTCTACTTTGTTTAATGTAATCTTTTTATACATAACATAAAAGGGAGGTGTTACCCTCCCAATTAATTAGAAACATGGATCTCTGTAAGTATCTGGTTCATCACTAGGAGACCAGTATCCAGTTTGACTACCCATCTCTCTCCAGTATGATCTGCCATGCTTGTTAGTTCTGAATGAGATCACTCTTGTTTTTCTGTTCTCATCAAAAGCATGAATCCACTTTTGGTTGTTGTAGTAATCACCTACTTGTGTTGAGTCCATACTTTGTACCTCGATACGAGTTGGTGAGATTTGTCTTACTACTGCATAAGCATATCTGTCTGATCCAATCTGGTAAGTAAAAAATGGTTCGTTGTTGTAGTTAGTTTTTTTCATTATTTCTCTCCATAAATAATTTTGTTTTGCTCTTCTGCTAATTTAATAATCATTTGACCACAATACTGAACTACAGAATATACACCCATGTTTCTTCTGCGTATCTCTCTAACCTCACCATCTAGTTTATCAATCATTTGATATTTTTTTTGTTTGCTTTTTATAGAAAGCATTTCAGTATATTTCGAATTAATCTGTTTTGAATTTTGTTGTACTGTTAAATACATAATCAATCTCCTTGTTTATTTAAAGTAAGTACATTATATCACATACGATATATGTGTCAAGAATTATTTTAAATATTTTTTTTTGTCTGCAATCGCTTGATATGTCTCGATATGAGACTTTACTCTTCTCTTCTGATCAGTAGTAAGGGAGTTCCAAAACTCTAGTTTTTCGGAGTCTGATGCGTTTATAAGTTTTATTGCTTTGGCGTTCAGGCAACCCTGAATTACCATTTCTTACAAGACCAGTAACCTGCAGATAGTTTAGATTTCTTTTGATCACATTTATGCCTAGCACGAAAAGATTTGCGTCTTGCAGGGATGTTTTTCTTGATAGTCATATTAGGATCACCAAAGCGTACTAATCGTACTGTATCGCCTTCTTTTGCTAATACTGCAAACTTCTTAGATTTGTTTGGAGTTCTTTTAGGTTTGTTATAACCAGAAAACCTTTCACCTCTATATGTTATCGCCATTCTTCATCTTCACATATTTATTAACAAGTTCTAGGTGATGATCCTGAGATCCATAGATGCTTTCCCAAGTTTCTACACCAATCTGATGTATGCCCTGATGACCTCTATGATGATCAACACATAATGGAATAGTATACTCATCTTCTGACTTAAGTGCCATTCCTTTGTTGTTTCCGATTAAATGATGTATCTCAGCAGGTCTCCTACATACACAACAACCATACTGTGATAGTGCTTCAAATCTGTACTTCCTCTGTTTGTGGTTCAACATTAAAGACTCTCCATTTCTCCAATATTTGTTTAACTTCGTCCAGAGACGATACCACCTCAACTGGACAACCTTTTTCATTGATTTTACCAAACATCTCCACTTGCTTTTTAGAGACTGTGCCACCCGCATCTTCTTTTGTTTTAGGTCGTTTGACCTCCAAGAAATATGCTCCTCCATTGTGCAAAATGCATAAGTCTGGAATACCTGCTTTAACACCTTCACGCTTTAGTTTCCCCCCTACTATAGCACTCATTCGTGCTGATCCTCTATAACCCCCATTAGGAATTGCAAAATAAAATATATTGTTTAGATCTAAATAATTACAAATTGATACCTGTACCTGATGCTCAATCTTCTTCATCTAAAAATTCTTGATACATGTCATCCGCAACATCACACAATGCGTGTTTAGTATCTGGATCATCCACCACACGAAGTTGCTCTATGATGTTGTGTAATGACTCTACCAATGCTTCTGTTTTATTTTCCATTGTCCTTTTCTTGCATGTAACATTTAACTCCACGAACAAGTAGGTGAAACTCATCCTTACCTGCTCTCAGTCTGTGTTGTAAACCAGACCAACTAAGTCCTATGATACTCGCAAATTCATTCTGGGTTAGACCCATATTTCTGATTTCATCTCTCAAAGATAAATATCTGTAATCTTTATATTGTTTTAAATAAGAGTCGTCCTTGCTCATTGTAGTAATTACCCCTTCTTTGATTATATGATAGACCTTTTTGTTTAGGTTTTTTACCTAGTACATAGGTTCTTTTCTTTACTAACAATTGCCTCAAATCTCTTTCACCCATACCCAACCTGTTGTAAATAATATTTGCACTTACAGGTTCGTTGTTTTTGCGTATGTATTCTTCTACAATCATTCTTACAGACACTATACTTTGACCATCAATTGTTCCGTTTGTTATATAGTATCGACCATCACCTTTCTTTCTTGGCATGACTAGAACGGAATCTCATCTGCAAAACCTTCAGCAACTTCTGCTACCTTGATCTGTGCATCTTGTTTCTTTGGTTGCGGGTTTGATTGTCCTTCATTACCGCCTAGCATCTTGATCACACCACGATCCGATACGACTACCTCAGTTGTGTACTTATCTTCACCAGTAGACTTATCTTGCCATTTGCGTGTTTTGATTTGACCTTCAACATATAGTCTTGTACCTTTCTTACAATACTGTCCAACAATGTCTGCAAGTTTTCCATAGACTACGATCTTGTGCCAATCTGTAATCTCTTGTTGTTCACCTGCTTTGTTCTTCCATCTTTCAGTAGTTGCAAGGTTCATAAGACCAATACTTTGTCCTGTACTGGTTGCCTTCATCTCAGGATCACGCCCTAAGTTTCCTAATAGAATTACTTTATTAATCATTATTTATACTCCCATCCTTTACCAAAAAACATTGATGCCCATTTATTTATTTCTGAATCATCTGTCCAAGCATCTCGCAAACCATTACATCCAAGAATACCACCCATCTCTTGACCTAGTTCATAGTCTGCGGAATGATTAGTAGTGATCTTCATCTGTCTGTTTAACACTCTAGCAACTTTATAACCACCTCTACTCATCTTTGAGCAGTTATCGTTGTAATAGTGAATTAAACCTAAACCCATGCCCATATCTTCTGTATATCTAGCATGTGCACCTGTTGTAAAAACTGCACCCAATACAATTGCTGTACTTGGTACAAACCATTTAAAAAATTGTTTCATCTTTACTCCTCTTTTTAAAATTAAGTAACTGCTTTTATTAGACAAGTGCAGTCAGACTTGTTTGGCGTTATTAAGTAGGTCTATTTACAAGAGTTTTTGGTAAGCACCTATTTAACATTCTAATTCTGCGACTGTTTTTGTCTTTACTAACGAGGTTAAGTTATGAGATCGATACCCCGACTCAGCAATTCAGGTAACAGTCAAACCTCTGAGTTACATAAATAAAATACTTGCTACAGCGAATACAGCATTAATCGCTAGGAATGTTTCCATTAGATCCTCTCCTGCTGTTCGTTTGCAAACCCTGCATCAATATCTATTGCAGGAAACAATTTTAACGCATGATTACTTACTTCTTCATTTTTATCGATGTATGCATCAGTAAATATATCCATTGCTTTCTTGTAAGCACTATCACTATCATCCATTACTAAATCATCAAGTTCTTTTTTCTTTGCAGTAGTGTCTGCTTTGTATTTAGTTTCTTCTACTAACTGATCTTCATTAACAAGATTCTTTTGATCCTTAAATGTTTCTGCTTCTTCTTCAGAATATACATCTGCATGGATTCCTAATAGTTTTAGTATGACACGATCCTTTGCTCGTTTCTCTGCCATTGCATACGGATAGAATCCTTTACTATTCATGTTAGATGCTTCACCAGTAGACCATTCAACTCGACTACCAATACGACCTTTAACAACCATAGCAACATTACCACCTGCTCCATCCATCTCCATAAAGATTGGATCATCAAATGTAACACCTTCATAAACTGCTAGGCGTTCTAATGTCTTATGCTTCAAGATCCAGTTACCACTTTGTTTATGCATCCAAGCATTCTCTTTACTGGTAAGTCCATGTCTTTCTAACAATGTTCTTACATTTTCTGGAATTTCACTACTCATTATCTTCTCCTTCACAATATTCAATTGGTTCACAATGTTCACCGCACTCTACACATACATCAGTATTCATATAGATAGTTGAGTTACAGCAATTTGAGATTAAATCTTCCTCTACTTCTACCATCATTTTTTCTCCTGTCTTTCTCTTTCTTTTTTTGGATCGTCCTCTACCATGCCAAAAAACTCATACAAGGCATAGAAAAGGACGGCAATAAATACTACTTCAAAAATATCCATTACTCTAAACTCTTACGAATATCTCTTGCTAACTGATCAAGTTCTGCATCAACTTTGTCAGACCAACTGCAATACTCTTGTCTAACTTTTGGTTTAGCAAACTCTTGTTCAGCAACCTTTCTAATACGATCTTCTAACTCATACATCCTACGAACTTCTGGTGTCCAGTTGTTTTGATCAATTGTGTAATTTTGTTTTAATGCTCCCATGCTACTCTCCTATTAATAACCAAGTTTTTCCATTGCATCGCCAAACTTTTCCCAAATATAATCTTCAGCGTTTTCATAGAAATTATATGAATATGTATACCCATCCCAACACTCAAAATCCCAATTTCTTGAATCTTTGAATATGTTGTCTATAGATTTTTTTACATTCTGGTAATCGTTGATCTGAATTAAATTGCGTTTAATAACGACATTGTGTTCAAACTTAATACACTCTTTCTCGATCCAAACATAAAAATCTTCTTTTGCTTCGTCATAAAAATCCCAAGCATCGTATTTGTCAAACTGTTCTTTCATAATTTTTGATCTCTTTTATTAAATTAAAGTAATTATATCATATGCGATATTTCAATGTCAATATATTTTTATTTTTTTTAGTGTCAGTTGTATCAGTTACATCTAGTATTTGTTTTTTTAGAACCTGTGTAAAACTTTTTATTTTTAATTTTTAATATTATTATTATTAGTGGTCGTTTTTTCTGTGGATAACTCAAACAAATCCTTAATAATCAATAGTTTATTCTGTGGAAAAACCTGTGGATAAAAATGTGGATAACTTTCTAAATTGTGGATAACTCAAAAAAACAGTCTATTTTCTGTGGATTGTGGATAACTCAATATTTGGGGGTGTGGATAACTATATAGTTTTAGTTAATAATCAAATAGTTAGGTTGTGGATAAGTCTGTGGAAAACTGGTCTCAACAAGTGCTAGAGAAGAGGAGAGTATGATGGGTATAGCACCTGCTGAGATTTATCATTATAGACTACTCAATTTTAGGTGTAACAGTAACTCTTCTATGTTCGCCAGTTTTTTTATGATAGGTGATTGCATGAGCGGATCTCCAAGCGTTATAACCACCTCTAGTAGCATAAGCATCTCTACCTGCTAGTGTTGGATGCCTTTCTACGATTGCACCACCAGACTCAGACATTTGTTGTTCTGCATGATGATAATGTCCTGTATGTATGTAACAGTATTTAGCATTACCCCACATAGATCTATATCTTGGTTCTGATGCAAATAATTCTGGTAATTTACTATTTTTTACTTTATGTCCATGATGGAACGCCAACATAATTTGACCATGCAAATGTGCATAAAATGGAAAGTCTGTATCATCTATTTCTACTCTATCGTTTAACTGATATATTTTCTTGATTGCTTTCCTTACCCACATAGATCCAACAATATCGTGGTTTCCTTCACATACAATAACCTTAACAGTTTGAAACTTGTTTAGCATTATTTCTACTGAATGCATAATAATATCTAGCGATACATCAATTAATCTACTAAAACGAGTATCTGCATCTAGTAAATGCTTTGCTGTTGGTGTTACTGCATCTAGTCCATCCCAATGTAGGAAATCACCTTGTAAGTTTAATATGCCAGTCTCAGAGTTTGGTGATCCTTCACACATCTCTTTAATTGCCATAATGTATTCATCACTAGCAATATCAGTATCCCAATTATCTCCAGTTTCTTTTTCATAACAATATGCACCTAAATGAAAATCAGTTATTGTTAGCAATGTACATAGATCCTCATTAACTGGTCTAGGTAATCTTTCTATAGATGGTGCAGGTTTCCATTCAAATGCTTCTAATCGTTCTAAAAGTTGCTCTTTTTTACGATCTGCATCTTCATTAGACTTAACCCATTGTCCTGTTAGTATTCCGTCTTTATTGTAATAAGATGAAACACCTTTAACATTGTAACCATCTGGAACAGGGTGATGCATATCATGCTCTGGATTATCACCTTGCTTAGATGCTTTGAATATTAAGTTCTTGATTGTTCTGTGTACTGATTGTTTGGTAATACCAAGTGCTATTCCTGCCTTACCAAAACTACCATGTTCATTCATGGCGTGTACTTTTTTACGAGCACTTTCGTTTTCGCAATACTTAAGTAGATAAGTATAGTCCATACATCTCCCCCGAGATTTTTATGTTACTGGTATCTTTTAAACCAGATTCTACGACCATTCTTTCTGATGTCTATGGTCTTACAGTATTGCGTTGCACCTCGTGCTTCTGCTGATCTAACATAATCTAAACACCTTTGTGCTGATGTACATACAAATGTGCCACCGCCATCTACACCATCATTTTTTACAACATCCATTGTGATCAAATCACTTGCAGGAAATTGATACATTGATGGTCTTTCATATGCAGTTGCTAGACCACTTACAAAAAATAAAATTAATAACTTTTTCATAAACTCTCCTTATTTTAAATTACAGACTTAATGGATTGACATTTTTGTTATCCACTTTGCTTTCTGTCTTTTCTATATCCTTCTCAAGTCTCGAAATTTTTGAATCTATGGCATTTATTTGTTCTTTAATACCTACTATAACCTGAGAGTTATTTTTAACATCTGCGTCTAATCTTGGTCTTTCTTGTAATTTAATGATTGCATCTGAGTTTGCTGTAACTCTAGCATTTAGTGGTGCATCATCGTACTCTGGAGTCTTGTCATGTGCTTGTGATTGTAGTGCGGAGATAGAACTTTGCATACCTTGATACTCTTGCCATATTAATGTGCCTGACCATGCAATACCTGCAACTGCAACTGCAATAGTTACGATCCATTGTGCAGACATTTTCTTACCTGCCAATGCTTCCTTAATAAAATTTAGTATTGCTTCCATACCAACTTGTCTCCTTGTAAAAGTCTATGTTATTGAATTTTAATGTATCTGTCAATAATATCTCTGATTCGTAAAAATCAGGTTCGTCATAAAAAGTAGGTTCGATTAGTTGTATTGTATCAACTAAATCAATCCCGCCACTTGATAATAAATCCATTCCGTTATTGCTAAAGAACCCATTAACGCTCCCACCAGTACCACTATCAACCATACTAGACACCATTGATGCTGTAGTAAAATTTTCAATATCTCTTTGGTTTCTTGTATTAGTTGTTTGTTTTGATTCATTTTTCTTGTTTTCTTTAGTTTTTTTCTTAGCAGTTTGTTTCTTTTTCTCAGTTTTCTTCTGTACAGTTGTAGTTGTAGTTTTAGCAACAGGTTGTTGTACTGGTTGTGCAACTGTTGGTGCAGGTGTATCAACTTTAACTTCATCTACTTTTACCTCTACTTTAATTTCATCTATCTTAGGCACACCATTAGCATCTAAGTCATATTTAATATCTACCTTTGCTATGTCATAAACTGGATCAGTAATTAAATCTAATGGTATTTCTTTGTAATCATAGTTTAGATACAAATCACTAAACAAAATATCATCACTACCACAGAATGGACACGATGTAGTAGACCTATCGCTTACACCTCTGATGCCCATAGCAATAACATCTGCATCCTTTAGTACTGATGTGTTTGTATATGTATGGTCTATGTTTGTCCAAGTGTTGCCATCTGCTGTAACTTGATAGGTATGAATCTGGTCATCTATAAAGTTGCCATAGGTAAGTTCGCCATCTTCTTTAAAAAAACCTACTGCTATCTCTACGACACCATTAGCGTATGCTTTGTATTTATATCCATAATTAACTTGCTCTATCTCAAACTTTTGAGTATCTAAGTTAATATTATGTGTGGTTATTGCGGTGTTTAGGTAAGGGTCTGTACTCCCACTATAAATGTATGGGTCGCTTTCGTTAAATTGCTTGTGCATGTGTATGCTTGGGTAGTCATATTGGCAATTTAAAAATGCACACTCTAAATCATCACCAATAAGGTTGCCAGAGTTTTCTGCTTTAGTTCCAGTTATCAGAACTAGACTTAAAGTTGCTATCAGTTTCCACATCAGTTTTCTCTAACATATTTCCATCTTCATCCATATAACCCGCATCAATAAGTATTTGTTTCTTCGCTAAGTAGTCTTGATAGTCTGGTCTTAACTCTGGATACTTATTCCACATTTGTTTTGCTTGATCACCAATAAGACCTTTAAAAGGACATGGTGTATTACTATCAATCATTGCTTGGAATACTCTGGCATCTTGGCACATAATTGCTACTGATGCTACTTTCATACCACCGCTTCTTAATTCACGAGCAAGTTTGATTCTTTCACAATTTTCATCTGTTACTGTTACACCCATACTAATACCTAACACATTAGTCTGAGC